AAGAATCCTGCTGTGACATTGCCTGTGGTCAATATAGGATTTGAACCAAATGCCGCCAAGTTGGCTGCCACATTGGCGTTGCCATAAGAAGTAAGTGTGCCAGATCCAGTGATAACTGTTTGTTGACCCGACTCGTTGGTCATTACAACTGATGTGGCGTTGGCACTGATTGTGGCGTTGCCTAAGAAAATAGTACTGTTAGCCAAGTACAGATCATTAAACGCATTGGTTGGGCTACCAAGATTTTTGCTGACATTGCCTGCGGGCAACAAGTTGCCAGAAATTGTCAGGTCAGTACTGGAAAATACTGCTACATTACCCACACCTGCAACACCTACTGTTACATTGGCTCCTGCTCCGCCAATGCTGACATTAGATGAACCATTGGTAATTGCGGCACCACCGGATGCCACAATGCCAGTAAGAGCAGCACCATTACCAATAAAGTAGTTGCCAGCTACGTTGCCTGTGGCGGTAACATTCCCGGCTGTAACTAAATTAGCACCTTGTATATTACCAGATGCGCTAATGCCCGTTGTTCCGTCTAGTTGAATTGCCATTTAGTTCAGTCCTTTTATTCTATATTTATGGGATTACCTGGAATGTTGATGTGCCGGGTACCGTAATTGATAAGCCACTGGGAATAGTCAATGGACTAATCATCATAGCTGACACATTGGCGCTAATTACAACATTTGCAGAAAGTGTTCGTGGAGTGGCTATTGCACCGTTTACAAGCATCTGTGATTGCGATATCACAACTACATTGCCTGTGCCATTGATGCCAATAGTTACATTACCATTGGCTGTGGTGATTGCCACATTGGATGTGCCGTTAACAATGGCTTGCCCATTGCCCGACCCACCAGAGATGCCTGTTAAGAATGCACCGTTACCATAATAGTAACCAGCGTAAACTGTGTCAAATCTCAGCGCGGCACTGCCCAGATCATACACATTGTCAATGCTGGGTAACACCGCGGCATTGGCTTGTATTACTCCAATGCCATTGGGCTTGAGTACTATGTTGCCGTTGAGAGCTGTGTTGGTTATAACATTGCCAGAAATAGCAATATTGCTGCCAACAGGACCAGCAGTGTAAATCTCCGTGAAATTTGAGTTTACGGCTGTAAACGCATTACGTAATGATTCACCTGTTCCATCGTTGGCTGCGGCACCAACGTCAATTATCTGTTGCGACATGAATAATCCATTCCTCTGGTTGTATTTACCAAAGAGATAGATCTATGATTTGAGCAAAAATACGGTTGTTGGTACCGTTAGATTAGATTCTGCCCACTACCACTTCAATTGTGCCAGATTCACCGCTGAAGTTTTCCAGGGCTTTTCCAATCACTGCACCAGTTTTGGGTTCTGCTTCTGATCTGGCAGCACCATTCCCCGCTGATACCATCATGTCACCTTTGCGTACAGGGCCTTGCACCCGGCACGCCACACGACCTTGCAGAGCAACCACTGCCACGTGTTCAGCATCTAGTCCAGCATTCATCAGGTAGCTGGGGTTGGTACTTACAACTCCAGCAACTCTGCGATCTGAATCCCATATACTAAGTGTTACTTCTTCAGTGCCGCCAAATGATACCACTGTACCTGGAGCATAGTCAGTGTCAGCTGTGTATTTTTCAGCCAAGTCAGCGTAGAGTGCTGTGGTAGCTGTGGCAAACAATCGATTAAAGTAGCCTGTTGAGCTACCAATATTGCCAACTCCATTGGCTGCACCGTTCACAATAGCAATTGCTGTGTTGCCAGTATTGACCAGTAGAACACCAGCTGTGTTAACGTTACCACCAGTTACATTGGCTGTGGCACTGATTGCACCAACTGCGCTGATTGCCCCACCAGTGATCACGTTGCCACCAGTAATGTTACCAGCTGCACTGACAATACCTACGCTGTAAAGATTGCTACCGTTAATGTTGCTACCTGAAACGTTACTACCTGCTGTGATGTTGCCAGTTGCTGATACTAGGCCGCCTGTAATAATATTGCCACCAGTAATGTTGGCAGTGACATTAACAGTAGATCCAGTAAACGTAGTAGAACTAACATTGGCCACACTTAAGATGTTGCCAGCTTGAATGTTACCAACTACAGAAATTTCTCCTGGAGAAAATAAGTTGCCGCCTGTGATGTTGCCAATCACACTTACAGTTGTACCAGTATGTGTGATAGCATTGACATTGGCGCCGCCTAATATGTTGGCACCTTGAATGTTACCAGTAGCTGAAATATTTCCAACAGCACTGACAGCACCGGCTGTGATAACGTTGCCAGCAATTATGTTGCCTGTAGCGGTGACCAGTCCTGCAGTACCAAAATTTCCGCCTGTGACGTTGCCTGTAACCGCTAATGAGGTTAGTGTTCCTAAACTAGTAATATTTCCTTGCGCCGCATTGGTTACTGTGGCAGCTGTACCAGCACTACCTGTAATGCTGATGGTGTAGCTGCCGCTTAGTCGATCGCTAGATACTGTGCCTGATGTTAGAGCATTGGCATTGATATTGGTAGTAATCAATGTGCCAATGTTAGCAATACCAGTGGTAAAGATGTTGGCACCATTGATATTACCAATAGCACTGATGTTACCCGAAGCGTTGACATTACTACCAGACACATTGCCTGTGGCAGAGATTACGCCTGTTATTAATTGGCCGCCAGTGTAAACAGTCAATATGCTTACACCATTTACAACACCGTCAATATTTGCGCCAGATGAAGCTATTGATAAAACTGTTGGTCCGTTATTAATTTGATCAGGTGCGGCCGCGGCCCCAATACCAGTCATAAAGCTGGCATTACCATAAACATACCCAGCGCCAGCTGACCCAGCAAATAGATTTCCACCAAACACATTACCTATTGCGCTGACATTACCAACAGCACTAACTGCTCCACCAGTAATTATGTTGCCGCCTGTGATGTTGCCTGTAGCAGTGATCAATCCACCTGTTTGTACATTGGCTGAGATCACATTTCCAACTGCACTGACATTGCCAAGTGAATTGACATTGCCGCCAATGACATTGCCTTGAATTGATCCAAAGCCAACTATAGTTAAATCACCTGTGGCCGAAATGGCTGCATCACTGAGTAAGTTACCACCACGCACGTTGCCTGTGGTTGATATAGCGCCATTGGCTGTAACACTGCTTGTGGTAATGTTATTGCCTGTAATGTTTCCGGTCACTGTGAGCAATCCACCAGTGACTAAATTAGCACCAGTTACATTGCCTGTGGCACTAACATTTCCTGCTGTGTCAACATTGCCGCCAGTGATGTTGCCCACAGCAGTTATAGTAGTGCTGACATAAACGTTGCCTGCAACTGCTAAATTTGAATTTGGAAGAATATTACCAACTCCAACTTCACCAGTACTTAATACAATAACTTTAGTTGATATTGCGGCACCATTAGTTGACGTTAAAATATGTACATCTGCGTTACCTGCCACACCACCAACATTGCTGGTTATTGATCGAATAGCAGACGTTGTTCGTGCACCTAATGTAACATCAGAAGTGTACCACTCAATTGATCCAATGGTCTGATTATTTGCTGCCGCGGTATCAGTATCTAAAAATATCAGTGTTGGTTGGGCAACACCTGCATCACGTGTGATGATTGCATTGCCATTTGAGATTAAATTGCCGCCAGTGATGTTGCCACTGGCACTTAAACTTGCTAAACTAAACGAACCTGTCAGTGCTAAATTACCTGCGTTGATGTTACCTGCTACTGTCATGCCTGTGGTCGTAAAAATTGCCACATTGCTAACACCTCCAATTGAGATGTTAGAATTTCCGCCTGGGGTTTGTATTTCAATTGACGATGTACCATTGAATAACTTGTCGCCAGAGATGTTGCCTGATAACGTAGCGTTTCCGCTAACTGACAAATTACCATTGATAAAAACAGTAGCGGTGTTAGGGCTTGGTCCTTCAAAGGTCACGAGACCAGTTGAATCAAGAGTTTGAATTGTTAAGTTGCCGCTGACACGCTTGTAGGTAGACATTTAGAGTTCCTTTGTGTTATTTATGCGGTTTAGGAAGTCTGCAATATCCATAGTTCGAAAGTTTTTAACAGCATCAAACTCGGAGATAGCGGCTGTAGTACCTGCCATCACACGCACAAATGCTATTTTAGGAAAGTCTTTCATAACTGTGGTCAACTGTCGTGCCCAGTTGCCGGTAAATGTAGGTGGTGCTGAGCTTTTTTTATAGAATTCTGTGTCAGCATACACATTGTTAAATTTGGTATGTACTGGACCCATATCAAACCCAATCAAGTAAACGATTACAGCATTGTCAAAGGCAGCAATGCTGGCAGCTATTGGGCCCGAACTGTAGCCGTAGTACTTTTGTGGCACAGGCAGTGCACCTGATCCCGGAGTGGGTTTGCGAGTGTAAAATTTGTGTTCTAGTGCGTAGCCTGAATCTTGTATGCGCTCGCTGATGGGGCGATCTGTGCTGACTAGTACCGTGGGTTTGAAGTCTCTGTACAGGGCATTACACCCATAGATAGGACCAAAATGCTTTAAATTTTCTAAGTCTACCTGTTGTCGGCTTACACCGTTGCCCAATACAAATGCTCTGCTCATAAAAAATCCCCCCAGTAATTATCTGAGGGGATTGGTGAGTCAAATCAATTAGGAAGTGACGTTGTCAACAATAACCACGTCAACCAAGTTCTGTTGTCCAGACACGTTGGCAGCAGCCGTTGTGCCAGACTTGATAACTGTGCCTTCGTCTGTGAAGAAGTTGGCAGAAAAACGAACATCATTTACAACTTGATCAGCGGCGTATGTTGATCCGCCAGCCCAGTCCAACAAGAACTTGTTGGTCAACTTGCTGATTGGAGTAGCTGTAGAATCGTTGTTGGTGTATGTGATGGCCATCAAACCGGCTGCAGGAGTCACATCGTTGTCAAGCACACAAACACCCACAGAATTTGCTGTGCCCGATCCTGCTCCGCCAACTGAAGTTGCTGTGAAAATTGTGCCTACACCATAGTTGCTAGGTGCACCATACAAGTTCCAAGTTGTGGTTCCAACTGAAGTGATCTGATATGCTTGGCCAACCAAAAGGCTGCCATCATTAACAGCAGTAACAGAACCAACTAGATATTTGTGCGATCCTTTTTGGCGGATAATGTATCCTTGAGCAACACCAAGGCCAGCACCAGCAGGATTGGCAATGTTAACAATTACATCCACACGAGGATTAGTTGCACTAGGAGTGTCTGTAGCGGCTGCGCCACCTACCACACCCAGATATTGAGCATTAGTCATATTACCAACTGAGTTTTTAACTGGGTTAGTTAAACTGCCAAAGTCAGGAAAGCCTAGATCGATGCCTACACTGGCACCACCATTACCGGAACCGGTAGATAATTTTTGAATTTTTAGAGGACGACCCATTTTGATTTCTCCTTATAGAAGCCCAATGCGGGTTCTAGCCGCTACGCTGTGGGTATTAATCTCAGCATAAAACACCGTATTGTGTTGACAAGTATTTATGGAAAATGTAAAATAGTACCATACTGGAGTGTAAATACCCGATGGATATCAATCAAATTATAGAGCAAGGCAATCAATACCGTGCTGACAACCAGCCTGAGGCTGCGCTACAATGCTATGCTGAGGCCATGCGTCAAGATCGTCAAAGTGCTGCCGCCTTCAACAACTACGGCAATGTGCTACGTGAAGTAGGCGAGCCAGAAGGCGCAATACCATTTTTAACC